TTATACAGAACAAGGAAAACAACTTGTAGCTCAAGCGCAGCGCGGAGAATTGACGCCACAAAGCCAACAAGCCTTAGAAGCTGCTAAAGCTCAAATAGCACAATCTACCGCTACTCGCGGTGGTGTTGGACAACAGCAAGCTGATGCAGCAACCGCAGCTTTGTACAGCAATTTGTTAGATAACCAATACAAGTATGGATTACAAATTATGCAAATTGGTGACAATATTACCATTGGCGCTATCCGATCTGGTTTGCAATTAGATCAACAGTTGCAACAAACCACTAATAATTTCTATGCTCAATTAGCTAGTATTGCTGCTGGCGGTTCTGGTCAAATTCCATTTGCCACTCCTGCTGCGAGGACTACATAATGGCTGAAATCCTACAAACTACACCAAAAATTGATGCACCACCAGTAGATACTGCGCCTATAGAAACTGGTTTGGATCGTTTTCCTTTTTTGAAAAAAGAGCAGGCTGCTGGTGAAAAAGCTGTAAAAGCTAAAGTAGAAGCTGAATCATTGGCTACGGCTGCTAGTAAAAGAGCGCAGCGTGAAGAACTAGAAAAGTTTTCTAAAGAAGATAAACAATACGCTCAATCAATAGAAAAACAAATGTTGCCTATGCCAGAGTTCAATCCTACTCAAGACAACGCAATGGAATTAGGAGGCATATTTAGTTTAATTGCTTCTGTTGGGGTGGGTTTAGGTGGTGGCGGAAAATTATCTTCTTTAAACGCTTTAAATGCTATGGGCGGGATGCTCAAAGGTTGGCAATCAGGTCGTAAAGATTTATTTGAAAAAGAACAAAAAATTTTTGATAAAGAATTAACAAGAATCAAAAATACAAATGACCGATTGATTAAAAATCTTGAACAATATTTTAAGTTAAGAACTACTGACAAAGAAGCAGCTTTGTTAAAAGCACAAGAAATTTCATCTGAAAACCCAGGCGTTATTGCTGCACAAGTTAATGCTGGTCAAGCTGATATTGCTTACCAAACAGCCAAATCCTATTCTAAAGGAGTTATGGAAATGGAAACGGCTGCTATTAAACATTCACTTAGCGGTAAAAATACAGATCGCTATGGTTTTGGAAACATTATTGCAACCAACTTAAACGAAGCCGTTGGTAGCATTAGCAATATTGTTAATTTGCCAGAATCTTCAACTACAGGTTTTTTCCAAGGTAGAAATACATCAGGATTATTGTTTGCTCCATTGGGCGCTATGGCTAACAAATTAACAACTGAAGATGTCCAACGATACAATACTGAAATTGGCAACTTTGGTAAGTTTGCTTCTCGTGTTGTGTCTGGTGGTCGAGTTGTTCCTGTAACTGTACAAAAAGATTTTGAAGATCAATATAAAGTTCGAGAAGGTGATTCTCCATTAACTGTCTTGACACGATTAGCGCAAATGCGCCAAACTTTAGAAAGAGCTTCAGAAGTTTACATCGCTAGTAGCAGTACGGATGAAGGTTTAAAAGACATTTACAGGCGTGGTCTTGATGATATTCGTAGATCCATACCATTTACTGTCAATGACATTAACAATTTTGCAAATGACAGAGATAAGAAAAAAACCTTCGCAGATATGTTTAAAGAATATGGTCTAGATAAAGGTCAAGTTGCTCCTGTCACAACAACGCCTTCTCCTGCTGCTAAACCAACTTTAAAACAATTTTTAGATAAAGCTAAACAAGCCAATCCAACTGCTACAGAAACAGAATTAACAGATTTTTACAATAAAAAATATGGAGCGCAATAATGGCTATTGTTGATCCTTTTGACACGCCAAAAGAACAACCCTCTAAAAAAGGGATAGTTGATCCTTTTGCAGTTCAGCCTTCTGCTCCAGCAGCTAAAGAACAAACTGCTCTAGATTCTCAATTTGCAGAACCTTTTGGCGCTCCATCATTTGCTGAAGGAGATAAAGTTCAATACTCCGCAATTCCTAAAGCTATGTATTACTACGGTAAAGAAACAGGACAACAGCTTGGTCAAGGGATGCTTAAAGGTCCTGAAGCTCGTGCTTTAAAAGCTATTTTTCCAGAAAGAATGAAAAAAGTTGAGGAAGAAGGCAAAAAAGGAATTGAAGAAACTGAAAAAGAATTAAAGAAACTTCCCCCTGGCGAAGCAGCCCTAGGTTTAGCTATTGATCCTTTTATGATTACCAAAGGAATTAGTAAAATACCAGCAGCAGCAAAAGCATTGGTTAGCGCTCCTGAAAAATTAGTTGGAAAATTGATTGGCGGTCCTACTCAACCATTAACAACTGATTTAGCTAAAAAAGCTGAAAGCATGGGTTTTGTTTTAGATCCAGCTCAATTACGCCCTGCTAAACCTATAGGTTCTCCTGGCTTTACTACCGCAGCTCAAAAGAAAAATGAAGATTTAGCCACCAAAATGGTTACTAAACCTACTGGCGTAGAAACTGAAAACATCACTCCTGACTTTTTGAAAAAACGCACAGAAAAATTATCAGAAAATTACAAATACATTTTTAATCGCAATTTTGAAATTGACAAGCCTTTTGTTGATACCTTGAGAACGATTGAACAATTTGAAAGATCAGTATCCCCAGCTACTTCTTCAGCTATTGTTGGCACAGCACAAAACTTAATTGGTCGCTATGAAAGAGAAGCAATCTTAGCCAAACTGAAACAAATGCAACAACACCAAAAACGCATTGGCATTAAAGAAGGTCCAATGGTTGGCGGTTTGCCACAAGGGATGCGGAGAGATTGGAATGTAATTTACAAAGCGGGTGACGATCAAGCTCCTGATTGGTTAAACGATGTTACCAATATGGTTAACGAGCTTTCTGGCAGCATGGGTTTAGTAAAAACTCCAGAAGTGTTTGTTGGTATGCCACGCAGAAGTTCTTTGCAAGGTCAAGCATCTCCTACAGGTGTTTTTGTAGTTCGTTCTGATTTAGACCGTAATGGCGCTGTTGCTACAGCTTTACATGAATTTGGTCACCAAGCAGAGTTTCAGGCTTTTCGTTACGCACCAATGGAAGTGCAGTCAGAGATTATGAAAGCCTATCTTTCACAAGCTAAAGTAACTCCTAAAGGCAAATTAACTACAGAACAATATCGCCCAATTACTGCTGAAAAATATGGAAAAGAATCTCGTGAAGCAATAGCAACTGGTAGCTATGAAACTTATTTGCGTAATTTTAACGAGTGGTTTGCAGAACAAACTTCTCGTTTTATTACACAAACAAAAGCGCCTACTACTATTGTAGAAAAGTTTTTTTCTGGAATTGCAGATGTTTGGAAAAAGATTTACCAAAGGGTAGTGGGTTATGTGCCTAGCGTAAAAGAAGTAGATCAATTTTTTAGAAGCCGTTGGTCTGGAGATGTATTGGCTGATGCTTACCCACAAAAAATATTTGCTGAATTAGATACTGATTTAGGAAACATTACTGGAAAAATACCAGGTATAGAGTTACAGCGTTTGCGTTCTAATTTGCGTGACATAGCCAATTACAATACCGATGGATCTGTTCGTAGAGCTGCTTCTAAATTTGTTACGCAAATTGATGGCATGATTGCAAGGGAAAACCCTAAGTTAGCAGAAGATTTAATTCGCACCAATCGAGAATATGCAGCCACAATGACCTTAGCTGAAGGTGTTGAAAAAGGATTTGTTACTCAAGGAAAAGTCAGTTTAGAAGGTCTTGGAAATTACTTAGCTGGTAAAACTTATGGGTTTGGTTTGGGAACTTCAAAACATCCTCTTTATGAGCCAGGATATTTAGGCAAAGAATTAAAAATTCGTTCAAGAGCTGAAGGAACTCAATACCCAGAAAGTAAATACATTGCTGGCAAAGCTCGTGTTTTATCAGATTTATTAGGAACAACTATTGGAGGTCGCTCACAGTTTGCTCGTGGTGTACAAAGATCTGTTTCTGAACCAGGCATCAAAACTTCTGCTGGAATCCCGTTATCAGCAGAAGAACAGGCTACTTTACAAGGATTAACCAATTTGGGAATCCTCCCTGTTGCTGGAGGTCAACTTGAGCAAAAAAACTAAAGGATTAAACCCTGATCTAGAAGATGCTGTAGCCCTTTTGCTACGCCAAGTGATGGCTGACAGCGAAGCTACTTTGACTGATAAATGCAAAGTGATTGACCGTATGGTTAATATTGAAAAGCTCAAGCAGAAGATTAGTGATGATGAATGGGGTAGTGGATTTATTGCAACAGATGATGAAGAAGGTTAAACTATGTACGGTTTAACTTTTACAGGGATCAATCATGGAAGCAATAGTAATTATTCGCCTAGCATTAAAAATCATCTCAGACCGTTTGATTACGATTTTAGCGCTAGTAGCATCAAGCATTATGTGTGGTTGGACAATGTGGAATCCCATGTGGGAAAGGGTAACAACACTAGCAATTTTTGTAGTATTTTGTTACCTTATAGTCAACATCAAAGATAGGAATAAACATGAGCTTAAAACCGACAACGAAGGATAATACAAGTAAATCCCCTTACAAAAGACCAAGTGATGTAAACCAACAAATAGCTAAATCTACACGCCCACAGTTACCTCGTGATGGATCTATTAACGGATTAAACACTTCTTTAAAAGGAAAAATGCCTTCTGGATATGTTTCCGTATGGAACTTTGACAACAACAGCAACACCAAAGATTCTGCTACAACTAAGCCTGGCAACGCTGGTGGCAAGGATATTTTCTAATGGCAAACAATATCCCATTTCAAGAGATGGGCAAAACGGTACGAATAAATGTAGCTACAACTGCTAACACCGTAGCTATAACAGCCGATTCCCCATGCAACCAACTTCGTATCCATAATGGTACGGCTGGCGAGGTGTTTATTCGTTGTGGCACAACAGCCACATCCAATGTTGCCATTCCTCTTGCTGGAACGCCCAATTACGGAACAATCTTACATAATAATCAAACGGTGATTTTTACTGCACCACGCATACCAACTACTGAAGGTGGATATACATTTTATGTATCTGCAATCGTAGCGTCTGCAACTGCAATCGTATATGTCACACCAGGAGAAGGTCTATAAGGGGATAGAACCTAGCTTATGAGGGTATTGTGTCAGATGAATACGGATTTCTAGCAGGTGCAAAGGGGATAAGCGAAAGTATAAAAGGCGGTAGAGAAGCTGGAAAAATCTTAGGAAGTGCTGTTGAGGATGTCCAAAAAGATGTTGTTGATGTAGCCCAGAAACAAGCCCAAGATCGTATGAGGGCAAGACGGGAAGCAGAATTAAAGAAGGAAAGAGCGCTTATCAAAGCGCTTGACGAGTGGAAACGAAAAAAACAAATATCTGATGAAGAAGCAAATCTAAAGATTGATTTTGTAAGAAAGCATGGTGCTAAAGAGTGGGAAGCGTTATTAAAAATTAAGCTAGATATTGAGAACTTAGAGCGTAAAAATAATGAAGAATATCAACATGATCTTAAAGAAGTGCGTAGAGTTATGTGGATGTGCCATGCGGTGGCTGCGCTCATTGCTTACTACCTTACTTGGGGTTATAAACAATTTTAGGAACAAATAATGGAAACATTGCTTGGAATACTTAAAAGCGTTGCTCCTGTTCTGGCTACTGCTGTTGCTGGTCCTGCTGGCGGAGCTGCGGTGGGCTGGATTGCTAGTAAGCTAGGCATTGATGATTCTACTGTAGAGGGCGTTACGGCAGCGCTTACTGGCAACCCTGAGATGGCTATGAAACTCAAAGAATTAGATCTAGAGTACGCCAAGTTAGAAGTCCAAGATCGTGATTCAGCTAGGCAAGCCTATGCCGAAGTAGCTACTAGCCAATACGCTACTCGTTTAGAAAAAATGGTAGTGCCATCCTTAGCTTTGGGAACTGTTGCCCTTGCTTTTATTTTTATTGGTTTTTTAATCTTTAAAGATGTGCCAACAGATCAACAGCAAATGGTCATTTTTGCATTAGGGTTTATCACTAGCTCTGCTGGTCAAGTCTTGTCGTTCTATTTTGGTTCTAGTCAAGGTAGCAAAGAAAAAACTAAAGAAATTCAAGGGCTAATGAAAAAATGAACCTGACTGAACACTTTACATTAGAGGAACTTACTCACACCGATCATCGGGAGTTTGACAATACCCCTAATGATGCTGAGTTATCTAACTTACAGCGCCTTGCTTTGTTTTTAGAGGAAGTCAAAACCGTACTGGAAGGCAGACCGATTATGGTCAATTCTGCTTTCCGCTCCAAGCAAGTTAATGATGCTGTAGGTTCTAAAGACACTAGCCAGCACCGTATAGGGTGCGCTGCTGACCTTCGTGTGCCTGGCATGACACCTGACGAGGTGGTTAAAGCTGTGATGGCTTCAGAGCTTGGTTTTGACCAAGTGATTAGGGAGTTTGATCGCTGGACACATATCTCTGTACCCAGTC